TGGCTTCATTTTCTCCATGAGATATGAACCTCTTTCCTAATGGTCTATTCGTGTTCAACCACTCAATCGCTCTAAAGATAGCAGTCTTTCCCGATGAAGATTGCCCAACGATAATGTTGACATGGGGATCAAGGTCTAACTGCATATCTTTGTGCGATTGAAAACCAGAAATTTTTATTGTTTTCATCGTGTTTTCTTTTTCCTTATTACAACAAATTTAGCTTCAATCTCTTCCCATAAAGCAATTACTTCTTGTTTTAATTGCAATTGCAATTTATTTTCTTCGATATAAGCAATTGCTTTTTCCATAAACGCAAATTCTTGATCTATTGCTTTGTATTTTGACAATCCAAATCCGTCTTTTAAATACTGTAAATTTTCCCGAATGTCATCAATTCCATACCCGAATAGAATTGAAATTGAACAACTTCTGAATGGATCATCCAAACTTGATTTTTTGATGATACAGTTGCTACGAATCCCAATTACTTTTTCGTGTTTCTTTCCGTTTGCGAGCGAAATAATTTTAACGATCTTTCCACCAGAAGCTGGAGGTCCGACCCTGATTCGTAAGGATGAGTAATAAGGAATAGCACGACCCCCTGGTGTGGTCTCTCCCGATGGGCCTTCTCGAATTTGATTGCTGCATACCACAATCCAATTACTATTAGCAATAAGACGGCACGTTTTGCGTAAACCTTCGGAGAATTCTTTGGCTCTTCGCATCCCATATTTGTCTTCCTCTTCGATTTCCATTTTGGTTGACAGAGCCGCAAGGGAATCTGCAAAAACCCCATTCACTCCTTCTCCTTTTGGTTTCCATTCCCAAATCTTATCGAACATTTCCGTTACAGTATCAGGACGTAAATACTGTTCAGGGTTTAATTCAACCCCGTAAATTCGTGCGTATTCCTGGTTCAACCTTGCTTCTGGATCAAGAAACAAAACATCTCCGTTTAATGATTGACAAGAAGCAGCAATTTCTGCAAGAATACTTGTTTTTCCTGCGCCACTTGGACCAAATACTTCTACCAAATTTCCTGTGGGTATTCCCCCGCCTTTTACAACCTTGCCTGAAATAGACAAGTCCAAAAGTGTCGAGCCAGTTGAAACAACTTGAAGAGGAGGGGATTTCCTCTCTTCAGGATTAGAAATCCCCTCGGTGATATTGTCAACAGTTTCTTGTGTTCTTCGTTTAAGCACTTTTTCCTCTCCTACTGGTTATGGATGCTCTACGTTTTTCTCTTTCCAACTTCTCAATTTCCTCATTTAAAGCAAAGCACTGCTCATAAACTATACAAGTTTGACAAGTTCGTAACTTGTCAATGGTTTCTCCAATCTTACCATGTTCATCAGGACAAGCAGGATCGTTTGTTTGAGCAGGTTTTGCATCTTGTTTGGGGGCTTCATCAACTGTTGAAACTTTCCCCCCTCTTATCCTGCCAATTCCAGCAGCAGGAGCAACGTGAGATTCTGCAACTAAAGGAGTCTCATTACTCTTTTCTGCTACTTGTAAGGCTTTTCCATGAAGAGCTTCATAGATTTCTTCATAAGAAGGGATATTCACAATGTCTTCCAAACAATAAGTACTATCAAGCACTTCGTCAGGAATGATATAATCCCTGTCTACGAATTTGTGAGCTAAATACGCAGTATTCCTTGCTCCAGTTCCTTCGCGTTTAAAAGAAATGGATTTCCCCCTTTTGTCTGGAGCAGAAAAGTTAACCCAACCACCCCCACGAGGAGCTTTAGACAATTCAGAAAGAGTTCTCTCCATAAAATAATGGGCTACCATCATTATTTGAACACCCTTATCTTCTTCTTTCTGATCGTCATAAACCAATACGTTATAAACACATCGTCTTGTGGGATTCAAATACTTCAAAGAATCAGGATCTTCCCCTGCATTCTTCAAGGAATTTTGGTATTCACAAACCGGACAAGGTTTATTGTAATTTCTTGACAGACAAACATATTGATTTTCATTGACTCCAATGCTGTTATGAACAAACAAAGTCAATACATGACCAATATCTCCTGATTTAACTCTTGGGTTAGGGTTTCCTTCCCCAACAATGTAAGGGAGAATGTCAATCAAATGTTCCCCATCTTTGATTTTCCAATTTGGAATTTGCAAATCTTCCTTGAAAATCCCCTTGAATTTTCCAGAAGATTGTCGGGAATCATAAGATTCTTGAATTCGTTTGTTCAAATCATCGTACATCTTGTCTTTCATCTCACTTAATTTCATTCTTAGCCTCCGATTTAGATTTTTTAAAGCACATTTCAAAGAATTTCATCTTTGCTTCGTAAAACGAAATGCAAATTGCATACGTTATTAATCTTGGTATTGTGTAGGCGAAAAACAAAATACCAAGAACTGCAGCTACAACTTTAAAAGTATCAAGGAGCATTACGTCGTAGCCTTGAAGAAGGTTTGTTAAGGTCCTCGTGAATAAAGTCAGCAACTCGTTCAGCAGCATTTTCTTTTATTTCCCTTGGGGCCTCCTTTGAATAGTATTCACCTAAGTAAAGTTTGAGTAATCCTTCCATTGACGATTGTTTTTTATTTATTGATTCAACTGCAATTTTTAATATTCGGAGATTACCCATCGTATTGTTGTAGTACTCTTGAGCTTCTCTGTATTCTTTGTTTTGAAGTATTGTAGATGAAATTGCGGCTTCTGTGATTTTTTCAAGTCCGAACTTTTTTGGGTTGTCTCGGATTTGAACATCGAGTTGTGCTCTAAGCAGTTCCAATTTGTCTTTCGCTTGATCTTTTTCATTTTCTGATGCCACCATATCCATTGCGAATTCATGGTACAACATGGGATGCTTTTCAAATTCAAGGTCAAGGGAATACTTGTCAATCTTAATGTTCTCTTTAAAATCACCCATTGGTAGTCTCCTTTTCGTTTGCTTAATGACTCATTATACCATGTTTTTCATTTTTTTTAGAAATAATTAACGCTAATAAGTCATTAAATCTTTCTTGTTCTCCGTAGGCGCAATCTTTTGAAATGATGGAAAAATAAGAAAATAATCTGTTTGCCTGCAAATTCCAAAGATTTTGACAAGTTACTTTGCTCGGTTTATTGACAAGATAAATCTTCACTAATTCCACCATTATTAAGTTTGTATTGCCCAGCAGGGCAAGCATAACCAATAGGCGCTTGATAAGGAACACAGCGGAACCTTCCTGAAGAGAATTTTCGGCAATCATTTGATTCACACTCATTGTTGTAGGTGCAAGTCTGACAGATTGCTTTCAAAGGGTCATGGTTTCCACCAGAGCTACTTCCTCCCCCACCACAACCAGCAACCAAAGCCAACAAAATCAAACCCAAAGCTAATTTTTTCATTTTGGTCTCCTTTTTAATCCCTACATGCCAGGAAACAAGCAGCGATTAAGCCTGCTCTTCCTGAATACATGAAGGATTCAGAAAAAATTGAAATCATTTGAGCTACTCTAACATCCCCTTTGTTCAGCAAAACGACTGCTAAATACCCAAGAATTGAGTAGCGAACTGTTTCAGGTTCTGTATCTAATCCCTTTAAAATAGTTGCTACTCTTCCCCATTTGTTTGGGACTGATTCGATTAATAATTGACATAATTCAAGAGTTGTAGATTCGTTTAACGTGACTTTTTCGATTGCTTTTAAAGCATCTTCATTATTTAGATCAATTACTTGATCTAAAAGAACCAAGGCTTTTCTTGGCAATCCCTCGCTCACTCTTGCAATTTCTTCCACAACCTTTTCAAAACCTTTGTCAATTAAAACTCGTTCGTTTGTGCAAACATCTCTCAATAATTTAACTATTGATCGTTTTGGTAAAGCAGAAACTTGAAATGTAGTACATCTTGTGCGAATTGTCTTTAAAAGTTTTTCAGGATCAGTTGTGCATAAAACAAATCGAACGTGTTCTGGTGTATCTTCCAAGAGTTTCAAGACAGCGTTTTGAGCATCATTCGTTAGTTTATGAACTTCATCGAGTAAATAAATTTTGACTTTTCCTAACCACGGTTTGTATTCAGCAGTTGATTTAATTTCCCTTATTGTGTCAATCCCCCTTGTATTTGCAGTGTTGAATTCATGAAAATCTTCATCTGAACATTCTAAATAACTTTTCATAATTCTGGCAATCGTAGTCTTGCCACACCCACTTGGTCCCTGAAAAAGAAATGTTCTTGGCTGTCCCTCCTTTCGTGTTAAGATTGAAATC